AATCCTTAGTGACCCCCCACGAACATAACGCTTCAAGAGTCTTTTCAGATACTTGAAGCGTTTGATGTCCTCATCAAAATCCTCTCTTGTCACACAATGAGGATTTTCATAATGCTTAATGGCGAACAGAATGTAGTTAGACTCATTCAGTTCGTCAAATTTCATTAGCTACCAAATGTCAATGTTGCTACGGCAGAGATTACTTCAGGAGCACCATTATCAGATGTTACCTTAACACGATACTGGTTGCCATCGTTTGCTGCAGTCTGACCTGTGAGTGCCAGGTTGGTGCTGGTTGCACCAGAGACGTTTGCAAAACGACCACTGGAAGATGTGCGCTTCTGCCATTGGAACGATGCTGTACCAGAGTTGGTAACAGACGCGACAACAGCGAAGGTTGCTGCACCAGATGAAGTAGTCTTGTCGGTGTTGTTTGTGCTGAGGGTGATGGTGTTCGCTGCATCTGCTACGAGTGTATCATCAGTGTCGTCACCTGCATCAGAAGCACTTGCATGTACGAATGCTAAGCACTCTGCCTTATGACGAGTTGCACCAGATACATCAGTATGAGTGCGATACTGCCACCAACCAGGACCAGTGATACCACGACCCTTGTTTGCTGCAATGTCTTTCTCAGTGTCATCTACGAAAAGTAACTCGTAAGAGTTAGTGTCGCCACCCTTGATAACAAACTCAGCAACTGCACGAGGAGGTGTTCTGCGTAGAACACTAGCAGCAGCAACTGATGCTGCAGTAGATCCTGCATAAGTTGTGTGCAGTTCGATAGAAGTGGTTGATGTTACTGTTTTTACGATGTAAGCAACGCCAAGAATATCCAGAACGTCACCAACCTCTACAGAGTCAGCAGCGTTTTTAGTTACCGTTGCGTCACCATTTGTGACAGCAATAGTATTGGCGAATGCCTTCCCATCAAGTTTTCCGTAGATTGCCATGTTGCTCCGAAGACGTTTTCCTAATATTTATTTATAAAAAAAGGGGCTTTCGCCCCTTTAATTATTTTTCTTCTCTAGTGACAAGTGCTTTCTTCACTGCTTCTAACAGCTTATCGTCAGCAGTTGTCTTTGTAAGTTTGACTGCTTTCTCCAGAACCAAGATACAGATATCAATGAGTTTTTCACCGAGTTCTGCATCATCAGGGATCTTAGATACTGCGTCTGCTACAACTTTCTTAGCAAGGGGGAGTAAAAATGCTAACATGATTTTATCCTATAAAGGGGTCTATCCTATATAGGAAAAATCAGTCTCCTCTATAACGAGAACCAGGGCGAGGTCCAGTTGCATCAGTCATTTTCTGAGCATCTGTTCTGGTGTCTTTTTTGGGAGCAACCTTTTTAACATTACCCATTGCTTTTTTGTTTGCTGCTTTCTTCTCTTCAGGAGACTTTCTATTGTGCTCCCTAGAGATCCTCATCTGATCATCAATTGATAATCCTTCTGCAAACTGACCAAAGGTCAAGAGTGAGGTTTCAGTTTCTGCGACTTCTTTTGTGCTTTCTTCTGAAACTTCTTCTTGACTGACATAGGCTTCCTCCTTTTTAAGTTGTTTACGTTTTGCTGCTGCTTTCGCTTTAAGGCGTTCGCGAGCAGCGTCTTGCTCATCCTTAGGGATGTTGAACATATTACGATCAGTTTTGAGTCTCTCCTTTGGAGGTTCGACTTCACCACCCTTAGAATATCCTTTGTATCCTTCTTCCACTTCGGTGTCAGGACACTTGTCCATACCATGCATGGGGCACTCCATGCCTTTCTTAGTATGGTTACAACCCTTCTTCTCTGTAATTTCAGATTGCTTAGGGTTGATTTTGATTTTGGTTTTCTTTTCAGAAAGTGCTTTAAAACTTAACATCACTTACCTGCCTTCATGTTTGCTTTACGATATTGCAGATCTGCTCTAGCGCCAGAGGTCATGCGACCTTGACCCTGAGGTTTCTTACTGCCACCAGCGGGATTAGGTCCAGTGTTCTTTACTGCACGAGAAGAGTATGCAGCACCACTAACTTTGCTGTCACCTGAGACCATCTTGCCGCCGTCAGAGCGACCATCTTGGTATTGTTTCTCAGACTGACCATGCTTTCCTTTGTAGAGTTCCATGACAACGTTCTCGATCTCTTCCATACTGAATAGACCAGACTCATAGAGATGTGCGATCTCGTCATAGTTCTCACCAAGACGCTTGGCGAGTTTGTCACTACCACCAGATACTGCACGAGCAGTCTTACCAACCGCTTTCTTCAGACCTTTCTTAACTGCACTACCGATCCTTCTCAGAAGACCAGGACCCTTTCTTTCCCCGCCACCAGACGATGCACTGCTGCTTCCACCGCCAGAACTACTACCACCAGATGTGCCTCTAGTCTTTGCAATGAGTGCATCCAACTTACCACCTGTGCCGTCGTCATCGCTAGAGGAAGACTTAGGTGCTTCTTTCTTGGGTGCATCTTTCTTAGAGAGTTCTGCACGTTTTGCCTTAATTCTATTTGCTTGGAATGTACCAACTGCTTTACCAGCGTTTGCTGCAGCAGATTTACCCGCTGCCTTGATTCCTTTCTTAGCAGCAGCACCTGCCTTCATAGCACCTGCTTTTAGTTTAGAACCTGCTTTCTTAGCAGCAGACTTCAAACGATCCATGCGGGAAGGACCAGCAGGTTTGTTGAGTTTTTCTCTTGCCATCGCACCTGCATCACGCTCTTCCTCAGAGAGCATTTCAACTTGCTCAAGATGCTCGCAGATTTCCAGAAGATCTTCTTCATCTTCAGCGAGTTCTTGAATTGCTTCAATGAAAAACTCTTCCAGTTCTTCATCAGTTGCTTCATCAATTTCTACCATGTCAGCAATCTCTTCATCAGTGAAGTAGAATGCTTCTTTCTTGAACTGAGGATGATCATCCAGTTTCATCCCTCTTTTCTTTTCAAGTTTCTCCTTTCTCTTTTTTTGTGCTTCGGGTCCATCTCCAAATCTCATAGAAACTTTGGAGTCATCATAACCCTCAATCATCTGAGCATTCTTGTCGTAGTTATCGAAGTGCTCATGCTTCTCAGAGATCAGGATATCTAAATCTTCGACAGGAACATTCTCAAGAATAGTATCACCATTCTTAATATCGTAGTGAGTTACTGTACCATCCTCAAGCATGGTGTGCTGCTCAGGAATAGTTTCCCACTCTTCTTTCTTGTACCCAACTAATTTTGCACAGATATGGGTCTTCTTACCCATTGCCTTAGCGACCTTCTTACGACGATTCAGGAGATAAGAATCTGTCTTATCGTGATCACCATCGTTGTCGATGTCTTTGTCCTCTGCACCTACAGAGTCAAGTTGTTTCTTTTCATAAACCTGTCTGAGTGCCTCAGACATATCTGGAAGGTCGTTGTGATACATCTTACTTAGTGTCCTTGTCCTTTTTATTTATCTTGCGAATAAACTCACCAGGGGTAAGTCTCCTCATATAGTTAGCAAGTTTGTCGGTTCCCATTTCACCAGCAGGTGTATAGTTGAAAAACTTGATATCATTTTTCTCTACTAGATCTCTCAACCAAGTACGGAAAAGATGATCAGACTCATCAACACTGATGACATAATTGCTACCACGACTAACAACTTTACTAACGATCCCTGTGTTGATGTTTTCGACAAAGGTTCCTACTCCAAATAAATCTTGATTGAAATATGCTTCGCGAAGACCTTGAGGATCTAACTTAGGTGCGATTTCATATACATCATAAGATGCTTCAGCAAAATCATCAAAAGATTCTTCTACTTGCATCGCTTGACGTAGCAGCAAGTATAATGTATCTCTATCTTTCTTGCTTAAAGATTCGGGGATTCCTTGATCAAATGAATCAAAGTCACCTTCTACTGCTGCCTTACGCATCTTAGATGCAGACATACCCTCAACACCTTCAGCATCAGGATCACGACCACCTGCACTTACCACTTTGATTTCGTCAAATGTGTATAAGTCCCCATTGTATTTCGTTGCGAGACTATTGAACTCGCTAACCCTGTCGCCTCCCACCACAATATTAACTGAACTATACCCGTCAGAATCGAGAGCGGTGAGAACATCAAAAATAGTACGCATGTCGGGATTGTCAACA